TCTCCATATAGGTAAGATAATCACTGGGGTTGGGACGAGGCATGAACTTGAACATCAGCCAGCCACATTGAAAGGGCATGGCATTAAATTCAATACGGTAAACGGCTGTGGCCCTCATCAGAAAATTGGAGTTCCACTTATTTTTATACATCGCATTACCGGTAAGAACAGTCTCGGGAAAACTATTGAACAGAATGGTGGAAGGGGTGGTAGACGTAGAGTACGTCCCCGAGCCCACGACCACAGGTCTGGACAGAAAATCCTTAATCGTAAACTGAGATATGATAGACTGCTCCAATTGGGAAACGGGCCTAGCATTATCTTGGTGTGGTGCCGCTATAACTTCACCACCATCATCAGCGAAATGGGTGATGCCGACAGTACTTCCAGTGACTGCGGGTAACTGTGTTTGGGTTTGATTTTGTGCAGCGAGAGAATTCCTTCTCACGGGCGCCTCTCAACGCTCCGTAATGCACGCGAGTGCTCTGACATTGGGTGTCTCTCCCCACCGGCCTGAACAGTAAAGTTAAACAACTACGGTGTTGACTATCCACAACTGCAATGATCCTCAATAAATGCCTCGCGAGTTTGATATGAGGGCCAAGATCAGTTGGAACTAATACAATCTGCCTCGTCGGGGCAAAAGGTTGTTTGAAACTACACTTCAAAGGAAACACTCGCCATTTCTGACGAGGTGCCTCGTGATAGCATAGTCGGATGCTTTTGGGCTATATGAAATACGTTTGATGGACGATGCAATGATGCCCGGCGCATGCCTATTCCAGATAGACTTCGGATGCAGTGAAAGCTCTCTAAGAGCAACCTCCACGTTATCCTTCAGAATGTCACTATTGTAGTCGGTCTTTCTCGTCCACTTTATAATGTCCAAAATTACTTTCAGATCAAGTGGAGCAACATAACCATCTTCAGTAGGTTCCTTCGTGAATCCTCTCTTGAGAAAGCTGATCTCACTCAGCGTACGCAATGGCTTTATTTTGCCAGTCTTGGCCTCATCCAAATACTCAAAGTCAAATGTAGCAAAGGCCTCTGTCAAAGAGGCCTGACTAATGAGTCCCTGGAGAGACTTACCGACACTAATCACATTGTCGTCGCCGAAGGTCAAAATTCTCATGTTTGCCTCAACTTCTTCCAGGAAGGAGGCACATTCTTCAAGCTTCAAGCTTGGTATGCGGGTCTCATTCCCAAGGTTCTTACTCTGAATACACACACAAGCATATCTTATAACGATCTGATTTGCTAGGGTATCCATGAGGGCAGTAAGGAAACAGCCACTTGGAAGACTAGAA